CGTGATGTGCAGCTTCCTGTAAAAGTGCAATCGAAAACAGTTGCAAATCGAAAGTGCAATCCAATATGGTTGCAGATAGAAAAGAGCCGCCTCGGTCGGAGACGGCTTTACAGATTCAATTCTTGCGAAACTGGTTCAAGCGGTCTGCCAGCTTCTGATCTTTATCTGGATAAAGATGTGAGTATGTGTCCAAAGTAGTCTTTATTGATTCGTGGCCGAGACGTTCTGCAATCTCTAAGGGGGTAAACCCAAGCTCTATCAGCATACTTGCATGAGAGTGCCGCAGGTCATGTACCCTGATCGGCTTCAGGCCAATTCTTTCTGATACTCTTTTCATTTCTTTTTCCAGAGCTGTCTTCTGGAAGTAAAATATCCTGTCGCCATTTCCGATACCATATAGCCTGGAAATGTATTCTTGAATATCATCATATAAGAAATCCGGAATGGAAATACATCTTTTTGCCTTTGGTGTCTTAGGCTCCAGGAATAGCTCCTCACCTTTAATTTTTGCATAGTTCTTATTGATATCAATCCTTTTTGATGAAAGAATGTCTGCAGGTGTGAGTGCCAGAAGTTCTCCGGAACGCATACCGGTATAAAAGAGAATATCAAAAGCAAGCTTCATTGACGATTTGCTGATTGCATTTGAAAACTTCTCATATTCTGCCTGCGTCCAGATGTTCATTTCATCCGCTTTGCTCTTTCCTATACTGCCGGCCGCCCTGCATGGATTGACAGGCAGGCGGTAATGAGATACAGCATAATTCATTATTGCTGATAACTGGTTGTTCACAGTTTTTAAATATGTTTGGGAGAATGGCTTTCCATCATCATCCCGATAGGAGATAAGCTCATTCTGCCATTTTCTGACCTTTATTGTATCAATGTCACAAATCTTCTGCTTTCCAAAGTAGGGGAGCAGCTTCGTGTCGATAATAAACCGCTTATTCTCCATTGTCGTAGGCTTCAAGCGGTGTTCCATATCTTCAAGATAATTTGCAACGAGGGAAGAAAAGAGTATGTCGCTTGAACTGCTTTGCTGATCCAGAAAGGACCTCTCATAATCTTTTGCTTCCCTCTGTGTTTTGAACCCTCGTTTACAGATATGCTTCTTTTCTCCAGTCCAGTCGGTGTAATAGAAATTGGCATACCATAGTGTTTTACCACTTTTGAGAGTGTATTTGTATGCTGGCATTAGATGTCCTCGGATGAATTAACCACACGAGCCAATATCTGATAAATATATTCCGGCTGACGGGTTTCCAAAGGATACTGTTGATCGCCGAACTGGAAAGCAATGCCATTCTGATAAGGAGTTACAGCTGACAATGCCGAAATCTTCTTATCGAAAGCTCCTTTGTTTGCTGAAAATACAACTCTCTTATTCGTAATAGAAAGAACTCCCTGTGTACGCTCCTGCACGTCACCACGGATTGGAGCTGCCTTTCTCGCCCCAAGATGTACCGACATACCTTTTGCAATACGGACACTTGTACCACGGCTTCCTCCGGAATATCCAACGACCACATTCTTTGTTTTAACAAAAGTAGCAGTTCCACAGTAATGACACACCTCTCCATTTGCAAGCATTACATTTGATGGCACAACTGGTAGCGGTGCGTCTGCGGAAATCTGCATTGGTCTGTTACCCTGGATGCGTTCTCCGTGTATTGCGGCCAGCAGGTACCGGATGCAGTCAACAAACCATCCGATACAAAACAATCCAAATGTGCATAGGTAAAGAATACCCATACCAATCTTCTTTTCTCTAAATTTATGAACCCCAAGCCATCCAAACAGGAGGCAGATAACAAAGTCGGTCCAAGCTGCAGTCCATACCATAATATTCCTCCAATCGTTCTGTTATTTTTTTTAAGCCCCTTTCCCTTCGGTACCACTCGAAGGAAATGATTTTTTTTCTTCGTCTGCGTATTTGCCATACTCACCAGCTGCAACTGCCGAGATACCCTCTACGCACAAAACACCCGCCTTTGCTAATAAATATTGCTGGCTATCTTCGTCACAGCGGTTGAATTTTTGAAGGAGCGATTCTTCCTGTGAACTTATTCTCTTTCTGCTTGAAATGTTCAAAAGATAGTCCGTCGAAACATTCAAAGCACCAGCGATTTTTATTAAATCTTCAATAGATGGCATTTTGTTACCATACAAATATGCGTCCTTTTCTTCTTTATGAAATCCTACCCTTTGAGCAAATTCATCCTCCGACATTTTTTGCTCTTCCATTAAATCTCGAATTCTCATTTTGAAATCAAGAACAAACTCTGGAGTATCCATTTTGAAGTTTGCGTAATCAATATTTGGAACTCCGTGGTCATACAATTGTGCGACTGACACTCCGAACAATTTGGAAAGTTCAGATAATGTCTCACTATTTGGTTCAGAAACATTATTTTCCCAACTACTGATGGTTTGTTTTACAACACCAAGTTTCTTTCCTAATTCGCCCTGAGTAAGTCCAGCTTCTTTTCTGAGCTGCTTAATTATGTTGCCGTTTACAGCCATATAGCCAACCTCCTTGCGTGTTTATATTTTAGTCCAAAATCATTGGACTTTCAATGGCAAAACAGATAAGTCCAAAAAATATTGACAAAATCTATTGACAATCCAATATCAATGGACTATTATGTAAATGTCCATAGAAAATGGACTGAAAGGAGGATACAAAATTGGATACCAGCACAATCAATATTGCAGAAAGAGTAAAAGATGCTCGTAGGGATGCCAAATTAACACAGACCGAGCTCGGAAAGAGAATTGGGAAATCTAAACAGTGGGTATCCGAACTGGAGCGTGGAAATATTAAATTAAGTTTTGAGATGGCTGTAAGTATCTCCAACGCTTGCAATAAGACGACTGAATTTTTTTGCCATTAAAGTCCATAAATAATTGACTTTAATTTCATTATAAATCGTGGAGGTGAAAATCAAAATGGCAAATGTGACAGCTAAGACAAGCTCTAACATCTTTTACAAAGCCCGTTGCGAAGCGGCAACACACAATGAGCAGTTGAGCAGTAGAGAAGGAGCTGCAGATTACATGTCAATTGACAGAGGGAGACTTTATCGAATAGAGAGTGGCATTGCAGTTCCTTATCCAGAGGAAATAAGACTGATGGCAGATTTATACAATGCTCCGGAATTGGAAAATTATTTTTGCAGAACGATGTGTCCGCTCGGATGCGAAATGCCAAAAGCGGAGCTGGCGAATTTGGACAGGATCACAGTCAGAACGCTTTCGGTTTTCCGAAAGATAGGGAAAACAAAAGAAATGCTTCTCGACATCACCGCAGATGGTGTGATTGATGAAAGCGAAAAGCCAGAGCTTGATGAGGTAGTAAAAAACTTGGAAGAGGTAGAGGAAATTGCACAAAGCATGAGACTTTGGATCAAGAAGAATATGTAAGAAATAGGCTTGAATGGTCGGCAGTATCATTGGACAGAGCGAAAGCAAGGACAGTCTGGCGGTGCTATTGGCAGAGTAGAGCTTAATAATTTTTTATTTACGTTCCGCGGACATTTGACAGCAAGTGACAACAAATGTGTCCGTAATCCAATCCAATCCGAATCCAAATCCGAATCGGGAAACCAATACAATATTTGCTCGGAGCTTCAAGCAGCTCCAAGCCGCAGGAGGTGACATTTTGTATTTAGCAGAAAACTTAAAGTTTCTTCGAGAGCAGAGAGGAAAGACACAGCAGGAGTTGGCAAAACTTTTTGGAGTTGAACAAAAGACATTGTCTTCGTGGGAATGTGGTAGCCGCACACCGGTAATTGGCATGATTGTTGAAATGGCAAAGTATTACGAGGTATCGCTAGATGATTTGGTTCTGACAGATATGAAACCGCCTATACCTGTATATGCACTTAATATTGCATATCTCCGCAAAAAGTACGGCATGACACAACAGGAACTGGTAGAAATCGTTGGACTAAAACATAAAAGCAGTATCTCTTTGATTGAAGCTGGAAAATACGAACCTTCCATTGAAAAATTGGAGAAACTAGCAGATTTCTTTGGTGTAACTATGGACCAGATTGTTAAACAAGATTTATCGCAGGAGGTGAGCAAATGAACGCATTGGCGACAGCACCGGGTGTTATTGCGACACCGGGGAAATATTACATAGGAGCACAAGAAGTAATGAAATATCTTGATTGCAAGGAAAACAAGGCTTATGAGCTGATAAGGCAACTTCGGGACGAGCTGGTTAAGGCAGGAAAGCTGACACCGGCATATCCAATTGGCAAAGTTCCGAGAAAGTATTTTTTTGAGAGATGCATGATTGAAGAATAGGAGGTGCAAAATGGCATATTACAATGTTTGCCCACATTGCGGTTGCAATCTGGATCCAGGAGAGAAGTGTGATTGTGAAAGCATTAAGGCGAGAGAACAGGAGACGAGCAGGGCTTTCTACAGTCAGTTTTTAAGAGCAAATGATAGCAATGGTCAGATGTCATTTGTGTTTGACCATCCCCAAGGAGGTGCAATAGGAGCATGAGAAACAAATGTCTTTTGGGTTTAGGGCTGGTATTCGTGATTTCTTTGACATCCATGGTTGCATTCGCTTTCAGCTTTACGGGAACTCCGGCAGACGAAGTGGATGAAACAGAAATGATTGTTAGAGCTGTGGTTTCTGAGGAAGCGGATGCAATGCCAACAATGGAACCAATCACAACAACTGGACAAGAACAGGAAATGGTAAAAAATGAGCAGTCCAAAATCGGCAGTATGGATTGGGATTCTGATGATGCGTATAGGCTTGCCAAGATTGCGATGGCTGAAGCTGAATCAGAGGACACCGAGGGAAAAGCCCTCGTGATGCTGGTTGTACTGAATAGGGTTTGGGATGATGAATTTCCAGACACTATCGAGGAGGTTATCTTCCAGAAAGGGCAGTTTAGTCCGATCAGCAACGGAAGATATGACGAGGTAGAGCCGGACGAGGACTGTTACAGAGCATTGCAGCTTATTCAGACTGGTGGATGGGATGAAAGCCATGGAGCAACTTACTTTGAGAGCAAGAGCGTTTCTACATGGCATAGTGAAAATCTTACTTTCCTGTTTAAGCATGGAAAACATTATTTTTACAAGGAGTGAGGACAAATGAGTAAGACACTGAAAAGAGATTTGATAGCGGTTATCTGGACGCTGCTTGTCACATACGCTATCGGGAAATGGGCTTTTCATCTTGCCTATATCGAGAGAGGATACGAGGCTGTCGGAGGTGAGTATTTATTAATCCCTGTGGTTTACTGGGGAGCATGGAAAGCAATTAACTATTTATTTGATTCATTGGAGGAATTGGAAAATGAAAGAAATTGTAGAAAAAAAAGAAGTAGAGGAACTGCTCGGATGCGAAATTACAGATGAACAGTTCGAGGAGGCATTGAAATATGCCAGACATAAGCAGGAGTACATATACCAGCGTGAGCGCAGACAGGTTGTGTTACAGCATTGGTATCTTGTGAAGCTCACAGAGGAATATGTGAGAAGCCTTGCTTTTTCAAAATTCACTATGGATTTATGCAGAACATTGCAGGATATGGAAAAAGAGCACCCGATCATAAATCAGAGTGCCCCTACGAATAACCATATTGTAGCAGTTCCTGCTTTATAAATCAAGCAAATATTACACAATATGGAGGTTTAATCTATGAACAATTCAAATGCTTTGGCTGAAATTCAGTCAAAATATCCAAACTGCAACCTGCTGTTACCATCAGCTACATCAGTGCAGATCAACCCATTTTATAAGTGTTCCGTTATGGAAGTGGTGGCGGACACAGCACCGAACTCAGGGGATATCTTTTCTGTAGGAAAGGTAAAGACTGGAGAGGATGGAAAAGGAAAAGCCATATACGAGGATGTTTTCTCACCTGCAAAGCCGCTTCTTATGAAGTTGGCAACTGCGGCAGGAATCCAGTTTCATCCTGAGTACACAACAGTTACAAGAGAAAATACAAATACTTATGTTGGCAAGGCATACGGAGCAGTAAGACTTCCGGACGGAAGCTACAAGACACACATGGAGACAAAGCGTATTTGCCTTGATGATGAAGAATCTAAGTACCGCCTTGAATTTATGGACAAGTCAATTATGGGAATCCATGATTGGAGAGCTGCCAAGGCCGCCTCTGAAATGTTCAAAGGAGAGTGGAAAGATGATCCAGAGAAGACGAATCAGTGGGGCAAGCCAGAGAAATATTATGTCATTGCTGACAGTGACAGGGAAAAGTATATCGAGAGGTCAATCTTGGTGAATATGACACTTCTCAGAAAGACTGCTTCTGAAAAAGCACAGACAGGAGCAATTCTCAGAGTTATCAGAGCATTGCTTGGTATTAAGGGGACATACTCAAAGGCAGAATTGGAGAAGCCGTTTGTTGTTCCTACAGTGACATTTGCACCAGATTACACGGATCCTACAGTGAGAAGTGCAATGCTCCAACAGGGGATGAATTCCATGGGAAATATGTTCGGTGCCTCATCCACACCGCCTGCAATCTCCACTGCATTTTCTGGCGAAGCATTTTCGTCAGACTTTAATCCAGAGGATGAAATTGACAATCCTGCATTTGTTTCCGAACAGGTTGAGGATAGTGACGGGGCTGTGGAAGAGCAGGAAAGAAACTGGTTCGATCAGGAACAACCGGCACAGGAACAGCCACAGTCACAGCCGACAACAAATGGAAATGAGACAACTGGATATTTCTGTGATGGATGTGGAGCAGAAATCAACGAAAGGGTATATGAGTATTCGCTCAATAAATTTGGAAGACCGCTGTGCATGAAGTGTCAGAAAGGAGCTGGTAAGTAATGAAGCTGATTAAGATTTCAACGGACCTTGAACTGACTGTGCATGATTTTCCGACAGGAACACATTCAGAACAGAACGATTACCTTAGAGGACTGATTGGAAATGACTGTGAGCTGTATGAGCATGTTATGCCAGAGCGATTATATACAGACTTGAAAATGAAAGACCGACCAACAAAGATACCGGGACAGTGTGTGAGCATGCTGATTGATGAGGAAGGGCGATTAAAGCAAAACACCGCAAATCTTATTGGGAGTTATCTTTATAAAACAGATGTACATAATCAGCCGATTGTGGGAAATGTGCTCTTTGTCGGAGAAGAATGGAACAATGATGGTATCGACTTCTGCGGATTGGAGGAGGAGACATTTAAGCTTCTGGAACTTGAATTACACAATATGATTATGGCTATGAAAGCCACTATGGAGGTGTTGAAATGAAAATATTACATACAGCGGACTGGCATCTTGGAACATTCCGAAGCCCAGTCAAGGATGGAGTAAATCTCCGAACAGAGGACACGAAAAGATGTCTGGATGAACTGATCAGAGTGGCAAATGAGGAAAAACCGGATTACTCGCTTGTATCTGGTGACATATTCCATGTTGGCCGCCTGTGGTCCGACAGGTGCTGCGAGGAAATTATCACTGCAATTCATTATATCAGAGAGCTTGCGGCAGTATCAAAGCAGGTCGTTGTTATGAGAGGTACTCCAAACCATGACGGATCAGGACAGTTCAATGTCCTATCTGAAATGTTTGCAGATGTTCCGAATGTTCATGTGGTGATTACCCCACAGGTAATTTCGTTTGATGATGTTGATATTGCGGTGCTCCCAGGATTTGACAGGGGAGTGTTCAGAGCTAATCATCCGGGATTGTCAAGTGATGAAGAAAATGTGGTGTTTACCAATGAATTATCAAATATTGTAACAGGTCTGAAAGCACAATGCTCTCCAGAAAAGAAAAGTATTCTGATGGCACATTACACAGTACCAGGATGCAATACCGAGAGCGGACAGACAATGATGCTCACACAGTTTGAGCCAATCATTCCGCAGGAGGCTTTATTGGCGGCCAATTACAATCTGGTTGCTTTAGGACATATTCACAGACCACAGAAGATAATGCACAGAGACTGGTATTATTCCGGTGCGATAAATGCCATGAACTTTAATGATGAGGGACAGCAGAGGGGCTTTTGGATTCACAACTGGCACGAGCTGGGAACATGGCAGAGTATTTTCCATGAAACACCTATCAGAGAGTTTGCAACCATTGAGCTCAATGATGATGATGTGACACAGATAAATATGCAGGCTATGGATTTTGTTGCTACTGAGAAGTGGAGAGGACAGATCGATGGAAAGATTGTCCGTGTTCATTATAGCTGCACCGCAGAAAACAGCAAGGCTCTGAATAAGGCAACTTTGGAAAGAGAGCTTCTGGAAGACGGAGCATTTATGGTATGGGAAATTCTTCCAGACAAGATAGATGAATTCGCCAACAGAACACAGCTTGAAAATGCCACGGATCCAGAAGCAAACCTTATTAAGTATCTTGAGGAAAAGCAGGTACCGCAGGAAAGAATACAGGAACTTGTATTAAAGGCAAGACCGATTATTGCTGAAGCTGAGGCAAGCATGACAGCGACAGCAAATAGCGGAACATTTGAACCTGTAGAAATTGCTGTTAAGAATTATCGTAACTACGAAGAGGAAACATTTAATTTCGAGGATATAACTTTCTGCACAATCAACGGTCAGAATGGAGCAGGAAAGAGCAGCTTGTTTATGGATGCGATTATCGACTGCCTTTATGAAGAACCGAGAGAGGGTGTAATCAAGGATGATACAGGAAAGGCACCATGGCTTAGAAATGATGAAAGCGTCCGCTCTGGTTCGATTATGTTTACATTCCGTATCGGAGAGAAAAAGTATCGTGTTACACGAACCAGAGCCCGTTCCGGAAAAGGAACTTTGAATATCTCCCAGTTTGTCGAGAATGAATGGAAAGATTGTTCCAAGGAACGATACAACGATACACAGCAGGAAATATTGAACATCCTCGGAATGGACAGCTTTACGTTCAAGTCATGTGCTCTGATTATGCAGGATCAGTACGGATTATTTCTACAGGCAAAACCAGAGGAAAGAGTTGAAGTCCTTGGAACACTTCTTGGACTTGGAGTGTATCAGCTAATGGAGAGAATCGCTTCCGACAAGGCGAAAGTGAATGGGGCTAAGAACAGGGATTTGAAGCAGGAAATCACAATTCATAATGTTACAATTGCAGAATTTGGAAAGCCGGACGAAGAACTGGAAGCATGCAAGACGGAATTGACAGAGCAGGAAGCCAGACTGCAGGCAAAGATTAATGAGAGAGACCAGAAGAAACTTATCCTGTCGAATCAGCAGGAAGCCGCAGAAAGGCGAAAGAAAGCTCTTGCAGCTGTTACAACATTACAGGCAAAAAAGACCATTGCAGAGCAGAACAGAGCTACACAGCAGGCGATAGCAGACAGTAGTTCGGCAACTCTCGCCCAGAAGCCTGAAATAGAGGAAAAGATTGCTGAAAGAAATGATTTGTTGAAGCGGGAACTGGAACTTGCAGGACAGTCAGCACTCTACACCACAAAGAAACAGGAGGCTGAAAATCTTGCAAAGCAGGCTGAAAGCGAACAGAAGAACATTCTGGAGTTGCAGGCTGCTTTACAGAAGAAACAGGATGAACAGAATGCAATGATACTGGATTCAGTCAATGATGGTGAGGTCAGGCAGAAAGCCGAAACATACACCAAAAAGAAAGCGGAGTTAGAGGATATGCAGGAAAAAGCTGTTGCATACCAGAAAGCAAAAACCGAATACTCTGCGGCAGTTTTCCATGAAAGCGAGACAAGGTCAAGCTTTGACAGGGAGAAGCAGAAAGCGGACGAGCAGAAACAGGTTCTTGAAAAGAAAGTTGCAATTTTGAACGAATCAGGATGTGTGGATATCGAGAAAGCACACTGTAAATTCTTGCAGGATGCCATTGAAGCAAAGGAACAGCTGGCAGTACATGAGGCATTGTATGTAGACATTGCCGCTCGTAGAGACTGCGAACTTGAAAAGAGCAGACAGGCAATAGCGGACAAACAGGCTGAAATGGATGCGATAGGATATGATGCGGCTGCTTTAACAGTCCTGCAAAACGAATGTGCAACATTGCTTCCGTATGTGGCACAGCTCGAAAAAATCAACCAGAGGGAAAACAATCTCGCTTTGATTAAGGCGGCTTTGAAACATTTAAAGTCAAATATATCAGAAGCAGAAAACAGGCTTGCTGAGGTCAAATTAAAGGGCACACAGGCAGAAACAGAGCGTGATATATATGCCAAAGCGTTTGAAGAACATGTGCATGTGCTTAGTGCCATTACTGCTCTTGATCCGTGGGTAGAAAAGGAAAAAATGCTCCCAGTAGCAGAGGAAAGAAATGCAACAGCATTGAACAGGGTTCTGGAGTTGACAGCAGAAATTACCGGTATCGATGATGAAATCTCAGAGAGACAGGCAGAGGCTGATAAAGAGATACTTGCTATGGCGGGAATGGAAGAGGCTCAGGCGATTGTAAACGGACTGGATACAGAAGTGAATGCCATTAACAGCATGGTAAAGGAAAAACAGATGCGAATTGGAGCTTTACAGCAGAAATCGGAACAGATTGCAAAGTTGAAGCAGGATATTGCAGCTTTACAGGACAAGCAGGTGGAATATGCCAAGGAGACAGCTGATTACGATACATTGAAAGTCGCATTTAGCCAGAGCGGTGTGCCACATCAGATTATCCGTTCTATTATTCCGCAGCTGACAGCTACAGCAAATACCATTCTTGGACAGATGACTGGCGGAAAAATGGGAGTGGAGTTCAGACTGGAGAGACTTCAGAAAAATGGAAAGGAAAAGGTATCTTTGGATATTTACATCGAGGAATATGGTAAGTCGGTGCTTCCATACCTTTCAAAATCCGGTGGAGAGAAAGTCAAGTCTTCATTATCGGTAATTCTTGCATTGGCAGAGATCAAATCATCTTCGGCAGGAATCCAGCTCGGAATGCTCTTTATTGATGAGCCTCCATTCTTGGATGGGGACGGAATACAGGCATATTGCGATGCATTGGAGACAATACAGAGCAGATACAGCAACATTAAAATAATGGCTATCACTCATGATCCGACAATGAAAGCCAGATTCCCTCAGAATTTGGATGTAGTCAAAACGGAAAATGGTAGCAAGGTAATTTATTAAGTCAGGAGCTGGAGGGGGCACTCTCCAGCATCCGAAAGGAGGATGATCGAATGCCAAACAGGATAATCAAGGAGAGCATCTGCAGGAGCGAAGAAATAGATTCTTTATCTTGGTTCGAGGAAGTTCTGTTTTATAGATTGATTGTAACCTGTGACGACTTCGGCAGATACGACGGAAGAGCAAAGATAATCAAGGGAAGCTGCTTTCCTCTGAAAGATATTACGGAAAAAGATATAGATAAGGCGCTTGGTAGGTTGTCGGCGGTGGGCTTGGTCAGAGTGTATGAGGCACAGGGAAGACCGTACCTGCAATTGGTAACTTGGGCGGATCATCAGAGAATTCGTAATCAAAAGAGTAAGTATCCCGGATTTTCAGAGGATTGTGAATTGCTGACATTTGACAGCAAAGGACAGCAGATAAAAACATCAGACAACAAATGTGTCCGTAATCCAA